ATTTACGAATGGCTGTCAAACCAGAAACTATGTCTGATGAAAGGTTCGCGAAATGGAAAATTGACTATAATCGATTAGTCGATAATGTGATTTATCACGCGAAGTATCGCTGTACAAATGGTAAAGTCTTTATGTCTGATTTTTATGGCATGATGGTGTCTGGTTGGTTTGGAACTATTTCTTTTAATAGTTTAGGTCAGCTAGCAGCACATGTTTTAACGATGATGCGTATGGGACTGTCAAATGACAGCATACTTAGTGATGATTATTACATTTTGGCTGGTGGTGATGATACTCTTCAGACTTTTCCGAAAGGATTTGATCATGTTGGTTATATCGCCACAGCTTTAGAAATGGGAATAGTGATGGGCGAATTTGTCATTCATCCACAATTTAGCGGCTGTGAGTTTTTCAGCACTAAGTTGTTTAAAAAGGATGGTGTGTGGCAATTTCACCCAGTCAGATTTACTAAGCATATTGCAATGCTGACTACCACGAAAGTCGAGGACTTAGCTGGTTCGTTAGCTAGTCTGATGCAACTTTATTGTTGGGACGAACATAAATTTCATTTTCTTCGGAGAATGTTTATGCAATTTCGAACCCAATATCCTAGTCATTTTGACTTGGTTTATTATAAAGGGCTTCAGGAGCTTAGGTTTAAAGCTTTAGGTTGTGAGGCTAGTTGCTAATTAAATAGCACTAGCGGTCTGCTCGGACGTTAAACGAGAGAAAACCGGTTAGTGACCCACCGTATCCAGAGGTCACATGTATGATGTATCTACATAACCATTATTCAATACATGGCAGGAGGAGGCGTAAATTTTAAAGAATTAATAAGATATTAAATGGGAGATTATGTCACTTTCATTCCTAATTATACTGGTCCTTATATCAGCGACGGTAAAATACAATCGTCGGTTGAGTTTGGTAAGGCAGTACCTAAGGATGAACTTGATCAACTTTCCAGACTTCATGATTCAGCTTACGCGCATTTTGGTGACGATCTTCATCGAACCGCCGCTGACGCGATTTATAACGCGTCTGCGAAGGATTTGGCGAAGGCGTTACTGGATGTTGCGGGAGTCTTAGTCCTCTATGGAAATAAGATTTTAGACTTTGCTGTTAATATTTATGAGAAAGAGAAATCTCTTGGTTTTTATGGAATTGTTTTAGCGGGGATTCAGAATGAGTATAAAGTTATAGATTACGCCCTTCATGGCGAACAAGCTAAGAGGGACGTTCTAGCTTATTACCAAACCGATCCTGAACGTTACAATTCCTTATATAATAAACAAGTGATGCCTAAGCTAGGTAAGGTTATAGATAGGATTGAGGTGCAAGCCCCGATATCTAACTATGATCCTTATACTGTAAACTTAGGTTTACAACCCTTACAATATAATCCGCAGAATAATCCTGGAAAAGTATCAGGAACTTCTGTTTATGATCCGATGGCGTTTCAGTATGCGTCGAATTATAGGAGAAAGAAAAAGCGCCGTTCTCATCTGTGGTAGATGGGACGATGTAAAAGAAAACAATGGTTAAAAATAATAAAAATGCTGTCTCAAAAAAGATGGCTGCAAAAATTGCAAATAAAAATAATAAAAACGGTTCGACCA